GCCACGGAAGCGGTCCAGCTCTTCCTTCAGCTGAGAAGCAAACTCGTTTTCAAGAGCACGTCTGGCGGTCTTTGCCTGCTTCGTAGCTTCTTCTACAAAACGGCGGTCCTTTGCCTTCTTCTCTTCAAGAGTTTCCTCAATAGTCAGCTTTGCCGGAGCTTCTTCCTTCACAGGATCCGCAGGCTTTGCGTCTTCCTGTGGAGCGTTCCACGGATTGAAGCCGCCGCTATTGCCGTCAGTTCCGGCAATGATGCGGTCAACTGTTGCCATTGCGCTCTGCATGAAGAAGACGTCTCCGTCTTCTCCCAGGTTCGGCAGGTTCTCTTTTGCGCGGATCTCGTTGCGGTTCATCCACCCGTTATTGAGAGCTGCGTTGTAGAACTGGACCTTTGCAGCGCTGTTCGCCTGTAGCAGTCCTTCCCTGTTAAACTCTATGTACTCACCGCCCTTACAGAGAGCTCTCTTCAGAGCTTCTTCCCAGGCCCTGAGGCGCGGGTTCAGGCAGTAAGTCATAAAGTACATGTTCTGGTCTTCAAGGTTGTTGTAGGCACCGTCCGTGATACCAACAAAGAAGCCCGGCACACCGAAGCGTGCTGCAACCTGCTTTGACGTCCACTTCTGGGCCTCAACAAGCTTGGAGACGTCCGCGCTGTTCACCTGGATAGGTGTAACGTCCACGCGGTTGTCGATAACAATGTTGCGGAAGCCGTTGGTTGTATCAAATCCTGTCTTGATCTGTTCCTTCTGCTCCGGGGTGAGAGAGCTGGGCACTTTGATAAGGTTTCCTATTACGGAAGCTCCGTCAAAATACTCCATCTGCATCTCTTTGCACTTTGCTTCAAGGTCCAAATCGCTCTTAGCAAATGCTGCAGGAGAAAGGACGGTAGTAATGCCGGAAGGTGTCTGCCTGATAGCCAGCACATCCTCCGCCATGTAGGTTGTTCCGTTCAGGTTGTAAACAATGTCCCCGTTGTCATTGATACGGGTAATCATTGCACCTGTCGGAACGGGAATCATATAAGCCGGGACGCCCCGCTGAGTCCGCTCTATCAGAGCGTAGGCCTCACCGTGAAGCTCAAAGTTCAGAGCCATAATGAATCTGAACTCATAGCTAGTCATCCACTTGTTAGGCTCGTCCAGAAGATTCTTAAGTGCCAGAGAAGCTTCCTTGCGGTTGCCCTTGCCGTCTTTAATGTATGCGTCCCAGGGAAGGGTTGCATACAACTTAGCCAGCTGCATAACACATGCCCAAAAGGCACTGTTTCCCAGCTCGCCCAGCCCGGACACTACAGCTTTCCTGTTTCTCAACAGAAGCAGTGAACGCTCTCCAGACTCTTTGATCTTCCTATTGAAAATTCCCACTGTTGCCCTCCCTCCGCCCTCCACTGAAGGCTAGAAGAATGAAATCAGATCTGACACATCACCCACCGGCTCAGCGTCATGTTTAATCGCACAGTCCAGCGCCATAACGGAAGTAATCACGCCGTCTATGCGTGCTTCCGTTCTGCGCCGTGGTTTCACCAGCTTGATATTGCCGGTGCTGTCCTGGAAGATTTCCGCGCAGCTCATCATCCAGGTAACGCACTCGTTATCCAGTGCGTATACGTTGCCTTCAAGGTAATACCGCTCAAATTGTTTGATTGCCGGGCTCATGGTCTTCAGCCCCTGGCTGAATTCGTAGGCCACGTCAATAAACCACGGCGGCATTATTCGTACCAGCTCTTCAATCTTCCAGCGGTCCGCTGCTATGTACTGCAGCTGGTACCGGGTGAAAACATCCGTCAGGTACTCCCGGACGTATTCGTAGTCGATTGCGTCTCCGGGCGTTGCCGTTACCCATCCAGCTTGGATCCACCGCTCCAGCGGAATTCTGCACTGTCTGGCGATCGTGTCCTTCATGTTCTCGGCCAACCAGCAGTGCGTCAGCTGTACGTGTTTTCCGCCTTCCAGCGGGAAGTCCAGCGTACACGCCGTGAAGTCGCTGTTACTGGACAGATCCAGTCCCCCATAGCATACCCGTCCGTCTAGTGATTCTTCAAAAGTTTGCCAATCATGTGACAAACTGGTGCACTTTTCGGTCCAAATGTTCATATTTGCCCACCTGGCAAGGGAATGACACCACACGTTAAGGTTCTTAGTCTTAAACGTAGTCATGTCCGTTGCGGAGCTCTTACTGTACTCATACCGGGCCGTGAGCATAGCTGTATCAACACTCACGCCCATATTCGGATTTGCCTTTGCCCAGCACTCCGGGTCTGCCGGATCGTCTGCATCATCAATGGTGAAAATTGCGAAGAAATAGCGCTCTATCTCCAGCTCCCTGGAGAGCACCCTGGCGCCCTTGTCATGTTCTTCCTTGCACACGCCGTTTAGATCTGTTCCGGCAGTAGTGATACGCATAGTCAGGGCGTTAGGATCCGACACGTTGCCGGACGTAAAGCTATCCACCAGCGCGTTGTCCTTGTGCTGGTGGTACTCGTCTATAATCGCACCGTGCGGAAGCTTGCCGTCCTTCGGAGAGGCCGTAACCGCCTGGATCCGCCCGGAGGCATCATACAAGCTCTTGTTATACTTGCTATTGGTTACGTTGATCCCGGCAGACGGCGTGAGCTCATCCTTCGCCCTGTCAAAGCACTCTTGCGCCTGATCAAGCGTGGTTGCTGCTATGTAGCACGGATTGCCGTTGCACTCCCCGGAAGCAAATGCCAGGTAATCCAGGATCGCGCCCGCCCAAGTGCTCTTCCCGTTCTTCCTGGCTATTTCAATGTACGCATCCACGTAGCGCCTGTGGCCTTTGCTATCTACCCAGCCAAACAGGACCATAACAATCCACACCTGCCAGGCTGAGAGCTTCAGTGGCTGGCCCTTCTTGTCCCCGGAAGGGAATACCAGATTACAGGCAAACCAAATCAACGGCCGTGTTGCCCTGTCCCAGCTGAAGCTCCAGCGCTTGAGATCTCTCAGATCCTCTTCCTGGCGTTGTACCATGTCCACCTCAAGACGCCCGGCTTTCCGGGTGCCAGTCAGGACACTGTCCCGGTACTGTTCGTACTGCGTTATAAAATAGGCATGAAGTCTCTGCCTCATGCCGGATGAAATCTTACGTTCTGTCATTCTTCACTCTCCACTCTCCATTATGTCTTACTTGCCTCAAGAACTGTCGGTCTAGTTCTTACCAGTCCATGATAACCAACAGCATCAAACACATAGTCGGTTTTTGTTAATTCAACTATAAACTTCTGTAAAGCATCAGCATCTATCAGTCTGCCATGTGGCGGAAGTTCTACAAGAGGACAATGTTCAAGTCGCTTATCTCTTGAGGCTGTCTTTTCCAACTGCGTACAAATGTTCTTGCCACCGTTCAAATCAAAAACAAATGTATGAAATGGGCAGAACTCGTCTTCTGAATAACAACTCTTCGGCATTTCCATATTTCTGATTACTATGTCACTCATTTCTTCCCCTTTTCTTTCCTGGTATCAAGTTTGAAATAGCTGTGGTTCTTTGTCGGATCTGTTTCATAACACTTCACGCACAGCTTTTCCTTGTACCGGTTCACACACTTCTTGCACTTGTCTTCCATGAATAGCCTCCTGATCCTGTCCACAGGCTGGTCTGCTAGATCTGCAAACAGCTTGAATCTCGGACCCATAAGAAACGCCCGCACACCTGCCCTGTCATAGTTGTCCTGATAGTCCTTCAGAGCCATGTTGATAACAGCAGATGCAAGTTGCTTGCAGGCGTCCTTCTTCATTTACTCTCTCCAATCAGAGCGCGCGGCATTACCGTACCACTGTCTTCTGCGTACTTCGCAGCCTTTAGGATCAACGTTGAATTGTGCACAATCGTTGTGGCTATCCCACCTATAGCCTTACTCTTCTTCAGTTGGTTTTCCAGCTCTTCGCCAGTTAACTCATCATCATTAAGCCGCTCTATCTGTTCAAACAGAACGTTGTTAAGATCTCCCAGGTTTGCTTTCATTTTTTTTCCTCCTGTCTTCTATTGCTATCTCAAGCTTTGCCGCTGCCAGTCCTGTAACTGAAATCTGGGGATCCTCGGACCGCAGGCGCTTCCTGTTCAGCATCTGATTTTCCCGCTGTGTTATTTTGACCAGGTTGTCCGGGGCCATGTTGTCCCGGTCCCCATCCAGGAAAATAACCAGCTCGTTGTCTGCCAGGATCTCTCCGTGGATCTCCTGGTATTTAAGGCGGTGCAGCTGTCTCCACTTGTTAGGCTCTGCCACCTTTCTCCACCAGTACCCGTCTGCCTTGATTACCTCAGCTCCGACAGGCAGATGGTTGAAAGGTTCATGCCCCTTCTTGAACCGGGTTGCGCTGCTACGCGCCAGGGCCTCCGGGGTCTTACAGATCTGCTCCGGGGATTTCCCCTTACTCCAGGGCACGTGGCCTTTCGAAAAGTGCCCTGTTACTCCGCTGTTCAGACGGTTGTTGTGGTAGAAGCCCTTGAGCTCGTTTTTCTTCTTGCCCAGGCGCTCAGCCATTTCCTTCGGACCCACGCCCTTGTAGTTAGCCAGTACGTAGGCCTTCTGCTCTTCTGTTAACGCCATCTTCTGAATATCCCCCTGACAACAGACGTCTGCATCTTCTCTACGCTGGTACTGTGCTTGTGACAGTTGTTGCAGCCATAGGTTCTGACGTTCTCCGTATCATTGCCGGAGATCTTGATAACCACTATCTGGTCGGAACCGCAGTGTATACACTTCATTGAACAGCCCCCTTCTTTCCCTTGGCCCAGTTAAGTATGTCTTCTATAGACAGCTCTTTCTGATCCGTAACGAAAAACCCAGAGCTTTTCCACCTGCAACGATTCCATCCAATACAATCACTACAGGCTATCTTGTTGCAGACTCTCTTTCTTACCTTGTCCCATTTCCTCTCCATTTTTTTATCAAGCTTGTGGGCCTCACTCAGTCTCTTGTTCAGTTCTCTGCTTTTCTTGCGAGCTTCCTTAAAAGTCATTCCTCGTCCTCCTTCCAGTATTTCCAGTCAGGGCAGTCTGCCTTGTCCACCTCATCATCAGAATGAAGGTCGCACCACTCTTCCCAGGGCTCAAAGTATTTGCAGTTACTGCAGCTCTTCTTCCCGTCCATAGATAACCTCCATGTAATCGTCCTTGACTTTCTGCTCTGCATAGCAGACCAGCCCATTGTACTCAGCTATAGGTGCATCTATCGGAAGTGCACATGCGCTGATACCATACTTCCGGCAGAGGTGGTGAAGCCTTACATGCTTAGGATAAACCGGGATTTCTGCCAGCATTGATTTCATTTTGTCGCCCATCTTGTTACAGAACATTCGTCAGTCCTCCATGAAGGCCTCAAGGTCCTTCTCGTTGCCGCCTTCTTCCTTCTGGCCACCCCTCAATCCGACCGTCTTGATCAGCTGAGAATACAGCTTGATAGACTCGCGCTGCTCTTTGCCGGAAGTCTCCGCGTCCCGGCTGTCGGCGTACAGCTTGGCCATCATTTCTATCAAGCCTTTTTCCAGCGGAGAGTAGATCCCAAGCTCCGTTAACTGCTTAATCAGCTGGCGGTAATGGTTCTTTCCGACCTGTGATAACCACGCTGGCGCTACTATTTCATTGCTATGCAATACTTTATCCTTGGATTTCTTTGCCTTAGCCATGATTTTCAACCCCCTGTGCGTTTGTCAGACCTAACTGCACCGGTAGCTTGACCGCTTTCGTTTTTCTGCGACCCGCCCCCCGTCTCCAGCCTTCTCAGATCGTCTTCAAACTTGCGTCTGAATCTGACGTCCTGTGTCTTTCCCTTCCGGGTATTGCAGGAAACGCACAGCGCCTGGTAGTGTGATTCTTCCAAATCAAACTTGCCACCGTAGACCTTGAGCATGACGTCTGCCGGCATACTCTTGTGATCTACCTGTGTAGCCGGGGCGCCACAGATAGCGCAAACCGGGTGGTTGATCAGGAACCTATGTGCAAATCTCCGCCAGGCTGAATCGTATCCACGTTCATAAGCGCTGGGCCTTGTCTCTACCCTTTCCGTCTTAGGATGCGTGGCTGCATATCTGGCCATGCACTCGTTGCAGTATCCGCTCCTATTGGTATGTAGGTTCGGACAGCCAGGCGTCTTACAATTCTTCTTCAGGCTTCCCATCTATTAGCCTCCTTAGTTCTTCTCTTCCGCTGCTTGAGCTCTTGCTGTTCAGCCAAGCTCGGCGTAGTCTGCGTTCCTGGCTATCCGTTACAGACAGATCCAGGTCGAAGCATGTGCCATCCGGTAATGGATCTCCGGTGAACACTGCATTGATAACCGTGTAGTTACTCACCTGGTAGAACGCAGCCGCCTGTGTAATGGTCGGATGGAAGTCAGTTCTGTTCTCTCTTATGCTGATTATCGGTATTGCTTTCATGCTTTGACCTCTCCGTTATGTTCAACAGGTCGGATATGCTGACGATTATTCCCACCACGCATCCGATCCACAGCAGAAACAGAATTTTCATAAACATTTTTCTTTCCCTCCTTGTACTGACAGTCGGAACCTTTGCAGGGTTCCAGAAACAACAGGCACTGCCCGTCACGTTCTAACCACTTACAATCCATTTACGAACTCCATTGCCTCATCCACTGAGCGGACTACCTTGTACGGATAGCCGTGGCTCAAGCAGGTCTTCTCAAAGGCCAGCTGTCTGTCCGACTGCTTGCCCTTTTCGTTCTTGATTTCCAAATAGGCAACCTTACCGGATCCAAGCCAAACAACCAGGTCAGCCACGCCAGGACGGAGGCCCATACTTATGAGCTGCCCGGTCCTTATTGCGTTGCCGTGGCCCTGCTCATTCGGCACGCTGTGGCAGTAGTAACCAGCCTTAAAAAGTGCCTTCACTATGTCTGACTGTATCTTGCTTTCCAGCATGTTCTGTCCTCCTGTTGTCCCTTGGGGAAACCTGGGTATCCCCTTATAGGGGATATACCCACAAGGTTCCCCCTCATGGGACCCTGGGGAAACTACCGGGAATTCCCCTTGGTTTCCCCTGTTTCCCTTAGGCTTATATCCCAGTACGGATGAGCTATGTTGTTAATGACAATGTCATTGCACCAATAGCCTCTATCCGCATCCAGTTCTATGTCTCCATAAGCCACCAGACGCTCAATAAAACTGAGCTTTCCGGTAAAGCTTCCCTTCCTGCATCTCAGGGTTTTCTTCAAGTTTTCTTCCGGGTTCTTCCACTGTGGGTTGAAGTCAATCAGCTGCTCTTTCAGCTTCTGCTTGTCGATATAACAGCGGTCCATCAGAATGTATCCGGCATTGATGAAGGCGTTGATTATGATCTCTTCGTCCTCTATCTGCTTGGCACTCTTTTCCGGCTCCATCTGGGTGCGGTCTGTCTGTACCAGTGTGGCGCATGTGACAGGTAATCCGTCCTCATCCATCCAGCCAGCAATGTCATGGTCAACGAGCTGCATGTATACCGGTTCCTGTTCTCTTCCGCCCTTGTTCTTGGTCTGCTGGATGCAGAAGGTGTCTCCGTTCTTTGTGACCATGTCCTGCATGTCCAAAGCGCCCCGGAAGGCTGAGGATCCTCTTGCACGGTGCTGTGCTTCTTCTGACAGTCCTGTATGGTGCACGATAGATACGCACGCGTTGAAGCGGACCTGAAGTTGTGCACATGCGGATATAAAAGCTCCGGCGTCCTGCGTGTCATTCTCGTCCCCTTCCATGAAGCGGTTGAGCGTGTCTACAACAATCAGATCAGGTTCAAAGCCGTAGTATTTCAGGGCTCCCAGTACGCGGTTCATTCCGTCTGGCTTGTCTATGTGTGCAGCTTCTTCTGACATGTAGAAGTTCTCAAGCTTGTTTATATGGTGT